CATTGTTTTGCTTTTTAAAGTTACGAAATTTTTAGTTCTAATCCTACAAATTCTGCGTATTGTATCATCTTAGTTGTGGGCATATCAAATTTGTTCTGTTCCCAATTTAAAACACTCTGTGGAGTGCTGTCAAGATGCTCTGCGATGTCTTTTTGAATCAATCCTTTTTCTTTTCTCTTGGCTTTTAAGATGCCAAGCAAATCTGTGTAGGTTAATTTTTTCATTTTAGATTGTTTTAAAAAATGTTAAGTAAAATAATATGATTGCTATAATTGTATGCACAAATAAAGCCTTGCTAATTGTGCCTTTTTCTATGTGTTGCATTCCCATAATAAACAAGGAAATACAAGCCAGTAATAAGAAAAATAAACTCTGCATTATAGTAAATTTTTGTCGGTTAAATAATCAAGTATCTCACTATGCTTAAACTCGTACTCACCAAGATATGTGTGTGTTTCTTCCTGGTCATACCCATCGTGAAAACTAAAAGTATGATGCATTTCTATTACAGTAACATCACCATAATATTTGCAGACTTCCAAGTCTAAGAATTTGCATAATTCAAATTTACAAATGCTTATATGCTCTTCTGCAAGTAAGCTATCTTCGTAGTAGATATTGCCTTCTACAGTTTCCCCATCTTGATGGTGCAAGTCAAAAAGTTTTTTCCGTTGTGTTAGCTTATTGATAAAGCCGCCAAATGTGTTTGTCCAAGTTTCCATAATTTTATTTTTTGTTTTGTTTTTGTGCCTACTCTGTTGTATCGGATTTTCGGCATCCTCCGTTTTTTTACTCTCCTTGTTCAATAATTAATAGTTCAATTTCATCAATTTCATCGTTTTCAAATTTAGCAACAACTTGTTCATTTAGCATTTTTCTAATTTCTTTATTGCTTGCAAAACTTGTGTCATTTGGGTTGAAATTTAAAAGTATTGCGATTGATTGTGCAGATAAATTTTCAATTCTTTCATTTAAATTTTTCATAATATTTGTTTTTTGTTTTGTTTAAAAATGTATGCCCTTTCTCATAAGCATACCCAAATGTAAAGAGAATATATTTAATAAAAGAATTTTGTACCTAAAAAAGTAAAGTTTTTTTTAGTTTTTTTTGTAACTGCTTGATAATGAGTAAAAATAAAATGGGCATAATCCGAAGAAAATGCCCAAAAAACAAAACAATCTATTATGAAAACGTGGCATTGCACCACTATAGACCTTTCAAATATAAACCACTATATCGGCAACCAGGCAAAGGCTTTTGTATTACTTTTCAACATCTGTAGTAATTTAGTCATTAATACACCACCTCCCATAAAACCACCTGCTACAAGCAAAGCCGTTATCCTGGTTAAGCCTTGCATAAAGTTTAGGAACTTGTCGGTTTTTACCTCTGTCTTATTGTCGTTCTTCACCACCTTAGTGTTCTGGACATTGGCTTGTCTTTCAGTTTTTTGATTTTGCTTGTTAATCTTTACTGCTTGTTTGCCCTTATATATGATAATGGTGTCCATAATTACTCCACTATTGCAATAGCATTGCTGTAAGGCATCCTCACACGCTTTTAAATTAGATTTTAAACCCCTTTTACTTTGCCCAAAGGTAAAGGTAAAGGTAAACAAAAATAATAGTGTTAAATATCTCATAGTTATATCTTAATAATCTTCACAAAATATAGGTGTTCTATCCCCAAACCAGGCACTTGCTATTTCTTCTTGGTAGAATAGCCTTGCATCTTCTTCATCGGTATGTCGCATTAGTATTTCAATGCATTTTTTAGCTGAATAAATCAATCGCATACTTTTACAATCTATGCCTATTAACGCATCATCAAATCCATCTGCTTTAATTAGTTCTTGCTGTCCGTATATGTCCATTATTTTATCTATCATAATTCTATACTTTTAAAATAGTTTATTAATAGGCAATAATATGCCTTTGCTTGTGTTCATATCTCCACCTCTTATATCTCGTCTTGTGTTTATTAATTCTCTGCACCTTTGTTTTAATAAATCTGTTTTTATTAAGTGCCAAGTATCTCCAAAAACAAAACAATAATAATCCGCTTCAGTTGTACTTAATCCACTTGGCTTATTTCTGCTCTCATATTCAACAAATACATTGCCAGTTGTCAATCCTTGTAAATCATATTTTACTTCAATCTTTGCATTTGTAAAAATCTTGCCAAGTTCCTGCTCTTTTACCTGCCCTACTTTTAAATCATATTTAAAATCATTGTTATAATTCACAATTCTATACTTTTAAAACTTTTAATCTTTCCATCTATTTCTTCAATCGCAAACCCTCTGCGACCTTTGGCAAAATTAGTACTCACCCATTCACTTGACGGAGATAAAGCAAAGTAACTGTTGTATTCAAATTTAGGGTTGCTTGAATCTCTTATAAGTTGGTGACTATCTCCCTTTTCAAAGCATATCTTAAAGCTGTGCAAATTGTGCTTGTCAATATAGGCACGAATGTGGTCTTTTGCCTTTTGGTCAAGCTGTGCCTTAAAGCCAAACTTCTTAAACTCCTTGTCTTTTCCGTGCGTGATGATAAATGCCCAGTTATCAATGGTGTAATGGCTTATGAATTGCTCGTGTATGTTGTACTCCACTTCTGGAAGCAAGTACTTTAAAACCTCTTTTACTTGCAAGTTTACTATATGCCCAAAGTCACCTGCGTGATTGTCATTAACTATGCTGTGAAATTCTAATGGCACACCTAAAGTTGCTAAAGATGATGCTAAACGAATTTTAAAACTTGAAGCTACTTGGAAGCATTCCACATTATCCATATTCTGCGGCAATTTGTGACCACCTCTTGTTGTTTCGGCATTATACCCATCTACAAAGTCACCAAGTTCTTGCACCACTATCTTACTATGCCCATCAAAATCCATATTAACCTGGCTTACTATTTCTTTTAAAGTTTCTTCAAGTTCTTCCTTACCCCATTTGCCACTATCGTAAAGGTCATTCTTAATATGCATACCGATGTGCGTATCTGTGTATGTAACCTTTAGCACTTTGTTGCCATTTGGCTTAATTTTAGCCACTTTTAAAGGCTTAATATTAATCGCCTTTACGCTTTGCTCAATCACATCTTTATTAAGTTCAAATAAGGCTTTATTTTGGCTTTCTTTTGTGTAGATTTTCCATTGTTGACCAGTTGATTCATTGGTGCTTAGTCGTGATAACTCCAAATGTTCCGGTGGTAAAACTAATTCTGTCGGCATTAGCTTTTCTGTTCGGCTTGTGATGTTGCCTTGCTTATCATATTTCCTTTGGGTTTCCACAAACTTCTTTGCAATCTTGTAGTATTTATTCCTAATAGCTAAATAACTATTGTTAGGATTGACCAATCGCCTAAAATAAGATTCATTTGATTCGCCCTCTTGTTGTGGGTTAGCTTTGATTAACTCTCTTGCTGTCATTTCCTTTAGTTTTGTTGTGAAATTCTAATAACCTTTCATAGTAAGCTATGTAAAGTTTATTGCCACTATTGCTTTCTAAGAATGATGTGTGTGATTCTACAAACTGCCTTGCATTTATGATTGTACCATTGTCAAGATGAAAGCCGTTATACTTGTCTAAATCAAGTTTAAGCAATTCTTTTTTTAATTCTTGCAGTTTCATTTGCCTACAATGTAAACAAATTATTTGATATTCTTGTATTCAAGTTTTGCATCAAATGACGGACATTCTTTTATGCGTTCCCAAGAATCCACCTTTCCGTTTAAGTTTTTGTCTGGTGATATATCTCTATGCCCTAAGATTTCTACCTTGCTTATGTCTTGGCAATCACTTAGAAAGTTTAGTGCATTGTCTAACTCGCATAGTAAAGCCTTTTTCTGTGCATCTGTGCGTGTATCTTCTGCCTTGTTTACATCTTGCTTGTTTACTCCTCCAATGTAGCAGATATGTATGCTTGTGCTGTTGTAATATTTAACTCCGTTTGTAACCTGGTCATATGGTGCTAATTGGAATACCTCGCCATCTTCTGCTATGATGCGATGATAGCCGACAGACTTCCATCCTATGCTTTTCCAATAACGCTTAATTGATTCTACTCCACCAAATCCAGCAGAGCAATGAATAAAGATTCTTTTTATGTTTCTCATAACATCATTGTACGCACCTCGTTAACTGCCTTGCGTATTTCATCTTTTGTATTGTCGCTTATTTCATCATCTTGTACCTCAAAATCTACAGCTACAAAAAAGAATTTTTCTGGCATCATCTTAATGAAATAACATAAAGAACATTTAACATTTTGTACGCTAAATATTGACCTTAAATGTCCACTTAAATCTTTAATATTTACCCACGCTTTTCTATTCTTTAGTAATGGATAAACTACCTTTTCTTGATACTCACCATCTAATAGCTGATGGTTAAAACTACTGCGCCATAAAGACGGGTAAATGATTGTGCCATAAATTGCATCACCTGCCATTATCTTCATACCACTATTATGTATCTTAACAAGTACTGCTTTTTTAACTTCTGGACATTGTGCAAGTTCTTCTAAAATCTGAGATATTTTAGGATTCTTAGTAACAGCATTTTCTACGTTGTTACGAAACATTTTATTCTTGATGGCTTTCCAATTTGGTAACGCAACCACCATACCTAAAAAACCACCTACAGATGTAATTATTGATGCTATTACTATATCACTCACTTCTTCGGCATTGCCATTTTAAATAGTTGCCTGGCTACTGATTGAGCAGAATAGCCTAATAAAATAGCTGTGAATGTGTTTAATGGATAGAATGGTTTTAAATCATCTTTTGCAAATACAAATAACATTACAATTAATGCGCTTATTCCTATGCTTATAAGTTCTAAGCCAAAATCAAGTTTAATGCCTTTCTTCTTTGCATTGTACAGCTTAGTTAATAGGTGTAATACTACACCACCCAAACCCATTAGATAAAGTTCTGCAATCGGACTCATTAGAATATAATAATTTTATTAATGATTCCATCGCTATCTTGCTCACCTTTCCAAAGTACTGGTTTAGTTCTATCCAAGTAAGCTATCATTTGCTTTTTATATCTTGTTGCCATTGCCATAGCTTGTCGCTTTGCTTCTTCTACGTTAGCAATTACCTCGTTGCTGCCTTGTGCAGTTTGTGCGCCCTTGTTGCCAGTTTTGATATGATTAGGTTTGCTTATGTATGCTTTTAAATTGTAAGCTATGTAAGGCTTTAAATAGCTGCTTAACAAAGTTGCATAACTTCCAGGATTGGCTACTACATCATCGTATAAATCTGTGCCTAAAACAGTCATTACTTGTTCCCACTCAACTATCTGTATTACATTATCCTTAACAGCGTTTATGTCAAAAGTATTGCTAAACGCTAAAGCCTTTATCTCTGATTTACTCGCTATCATTGTCTGAAATTATTTTAGCTTGTTGTTCATCCATTCCCATCATTTTAAGCAATTCTTTAACTGCTTCTGTACCTATCGTTTCCTTATTCTGTAAAAGTGTTGTAATGTTGCTTAAATCGTTAACTACGTTCATCGGTGACTGATTGTTAAACTCAACTTCTCCTTCATAGATAGTTCCTTCAAATGCTTTCTGCACAGCATCCATAATTACATCTTGCTCGTTTTGGATTAAGCGTTCTGCTAATTCCCACTCGTTACGCAATTGCTGATTATTGCCTAATGCACCTGCACTCTCTAAACCTGCCAAACTTCTAAACCAAGAACAAGCCTTGACGATGTTATTTTCCACCATCTTCTGCAAGTCCATAAAGCTACCTTCCTTATTCATAGGATAAGTAACATATTCTGGCGGTTGTACATCTCCAGTCTTAGGCACAATTAAACTCTTGCCACTACGACCACCGCTTGTACCTTTAATATTCTGCTCAAGTTTGTACTTCTTGTCCTTTAATCCATCCTCGCCATTCTCATCTGTAACATCTCCAAAATCAAATAATAAGATGCTTGATAAAGTTACTCCGTTTTCAAATTGGTTAGCATTATACTGACCTATCAAACTTTCTACTTGTGCATCATAAAACGCACCACTCCAAACTGGTAAAGGGTAATCATTTTGCCCACTCTCATACTCAAATATTGGAATAATTGTTCTGCCTTCTTCATCATAGTTAGGAAATAACGTTCTTTGTATTGGCTCAATTCTATTATCATTCCAATCTTTAGATATTGCTACCTGCTCTGGATGCTCTCCGTCATACTCACAGAATCTAACTTTACTTGCATCTAAATGATAGATAAATACTTCTCCACCTATACGCACAGATTCAATAAAACCATAGCCATAAGTTCGTCTATCTTTAGATACACGCTTAGACAATTCAAACCAGTTGTAGTACTTGTTTAAATCATCGGTTAACTTGCTTTCTAATGCCTGGTTTTCAGTTAAGATACTACCATAGCTAACATACTCAGCAAATGAGTTAATAACAGCTTTTAACGTGCTGCTTTCCTTTGCTAACTTGCTAACTTTTTGAGGGAATAGATTGTTATCAGTTGTGCTGATTAATCTAATGCCTTGCTTGGTTATTATCTTTTCTTCT